ATACCGACATCTCGCGTCCAGGTTCGGTGGCGAACCAGAGCGCCGTAAGCAGATGGGTAATTTCTGGAAGCTGGCGGGCGACGATCCGGTAGGCTTCGACTACGCGGCGGGTGACGGGACGGCCACGTGGCACCTATATCATAAGCAGCTGGAGTCCATGTCCACGCCGTTCGACGCCGAGGGACGGTCTCTCGACGCCATCCGGAGGCTGGAGAGCGGCGTCACCCGCACGGTATACCGTATGACACGGCGAGGCGTCCGGATCGACGAGGGGCGCCTCGCGTGGGTCATAGACGAGCTGGGGCAGCGGCTGGCTCAGGCATCCAAGGCGCTGCCCGATAACTTCAACGTGCGGTCGTCGTCGCAGATCAGGGGGCTGATGGAGAGGGCCGGACATACCGACTGGCCGCTGACCGACCCCACACCGAGGTTCCCCAACGGGAACCCGTCGTTTACCGAGAAGTGGCTCAAGTCCACTCCCCTCGGCCGCGACATCCTGGCAATCCGTAAATACGGCAACTTGCTTAATTCATTCGCTATACCGACGCGCGACCGGCACATTCATAACGGGCGTGTCCACGCTACGTTTACCCAGATGGCGAACGATGAGTTCGGGACCATCACTGGGCGCTTCTCCTCCTCGGAACCGAACCTACAGCATGTGCCCAAGCGGACCAAGGAAACGGCGGAGTTGATCCGGTCCTACTCCGTGCCCGACGAGGGACTTGACTGGTGGGACGCGGACCTATCACAATGCGAGCCGAGGCTCTTAGCCCATTACGGGAACGTAAAGGTCCTCGTGGACGGCTACCTATCGACCCCGCCGGTTGACGCGCATCAGGCCGTCGCCACGGCGGCCGGCATCGACCGGGAGGACGGCAAGCGCCTAAACCAGACGATCATTACCGGTGGAGGCCGTAACAAGATCATCAGTATGCTGGGACCGAACGGCGCGTCGATCTACGACCGCTATTTCGAGGCGATGCCAGAAGTGAAGTCGTTACAGAAGATAGCCGCGCGGCGCATGGAGCAGCGGGGCTACGTGATATCGCTTAAGGGACGTCTCGCGCGGCTGGAGAGCAGCAGCAAGAGCTATCTCGCGATCAACCGCCTGCTGCAGTGCGGTAACGCGGACATCATGAAGGAGGCCATGGTCCGTATCGACAGCCACTTCGAGGCCGAGGGGGACGAGGTAGCGATACTGAACACCGTGCACGACGCCCTCGGCTTCCAGGCCGACGCCAATAATAAGCAGCACCGTAAGATTATGGAACACGCGCTGCGCCTATTTACGGACTACGGGCCGGATGATAAATATGGCACATACCTGCGGGTTCCGATGGCCGCGGAGTATGGTATAGGCAAGAACTGGGCCGAGGCCACCTACCCGAAGACCAAACTCACATACGGGGGGTAGGTAGGATGGTGGTTGAGACGGACATCCAACGGACGATAATTGACGCCATCGAGAAGGGCGTGTCCGGGTGGGCCATTAAGATGTCGAATGCTTATACGAACCACATTCCGGACATACTGGCTATGTTCCCTCTCGGCAGCCATGGAACACACACCATGGTGATCGAAGTAAAGCGCATCCTGGCGATGCCTGTCCGCGATAGTGATTTTGTTAAGTTCGCACACCCCTTGACGGCGGGTCAAAATCAGACTTTAATAAACATACGCCGAGCAGGTGGGAGGGCCTGCTGGTGGGCGGTCTACAAAACCCAGACCGAGGATGTGGTCTATATAGGTCTTGACCGAACCAGCATGCCGACACGAACGGAGTTTATAGATAAATGTCACCGAAGAAAGACGGGGCCGAAGGGCCTGCCCTGGGAAGTTTTCATAGTGTCTCTGCTGAGAGAGGCGTTACACTTGACGAACTACTCAAAGTAGTGTTGCATAATCCCGCCGAGGATGGTCCGCCCGCTCCGCGTGGCGACATCATTTCGGCGTCGTCCGGCGTGCTGGACGACATGCGGAGAGTCCTGGTGGAGCGCGGAGCGACCTACGCGGACATCGCCGACAACAGCCGGGTATTCAGTGCGCTGATGCTCTCCCTCGGCGTCCGGCCCCCGGACCATATGACACCCACGCAGTTTCACTGCCTGGCGAACATATGCACGAAACTGGCGCGGGTGACGACGGGCGACTGGTTGCACGAGGACAGCTACCTGGACATCGCCAACTACGCGGTGCTGATCCTCGCCGACATCCGCCGCAACCGTCGCTCGAAGGGAGGAACCCTGTGATATTAAAAAATTTCGTGCATAGGGGTAAGGCGTCCGTCATTGTCGGGGGCCAGTTCGGATCCGAGGCTAAGGGTCTTGCCGCCGCGATGGTGGCTAAGGCGTGCCCCATCGAAAACCCGATCGCCACCACCAACGCGGGTGCGCAAGCTGGCCATACCACGGTCTTGCCTGATGGTCGTAAGTTCGTGTGCTACCATCTTCCCACGGTGGGAGTGATGCTGCCCGAATCTACCATATACATCAACGCGGGGTCCATCATCGATCCCGACATGCTACAGCATGAGATAACCAAGGTGTCCCTGGTTACGGGCGAACCACTGCCCGATCTCCTCAACCGCATAATTATACACCCCAACGCGGCGGTGGTGACGAAGGAAGACCGGGACGAGGAAGCGTCGTCAAGCCGAGGGACCACGCGCATAGCATCTACCCGCAAAGGGGTGGGGTCTGCTCTGGCGCGTAAGATAATGCGTAGTCGTCTTGCTACTGTCACGGACCATCCGGGCAAGCTCAGCGGCTTTAAACTAAGAGCGTTGAACTTGAATTACGAGATGGAGCATAACTACAGGGCGGTTACGGTGGAGATACCGCAGGGAACCGGGCTGAGCATGAACAACGGCCCGTTTTATCCTTACTGCACCAGCCGGGACTGTTGGGTGGGCCAGGGTCTCACCGACGCGGGTATCCACCCCCTTCACCTCGGCCGGGTGCTGATGGTGCAGCGCACCTATCCCATACGAGTCGGGCACATCTATGACTACGAGGGAAAGCAGATCGGTGACTCGGGGCCATTCTATCCGGACAGCCGGGAACTGGAATGGGCCAAGGACCTTCCTGGTATTGACCCTGAGATTACCACCGTCACTAAGCGCGTTCGGCGCATCGCCACGTGGTCGTGCAACCAGTATATGGACGGCCTGCAGTTAAACATTCCCGACATCGTGCTAACTACGTTCGTCAACTACTTTCAGTCCGCCTACGAACTGCAGAAACTGATGGAGCGCATGAAGGATGCCGAGATAGATGTGCAGGTATACCCCCAGCACATCATGTCGTGGGGGCCAGGCTTCGGGGACTATGGTGAGTCTTTCGACGCCCTTAAGTGGCTCAGTGACCGGGAGGAACTAAAGTAATGGCCACCCTCGGCCACTACGGCGACTACGACGAGTATTTACGGATGCTCGTCGAGGCGATGCGCTACAAACTACGCGTCAACTCTCATAAGGGACATTTGGGGGATGTCCCTCTTGAGCAGTTGCTGGCGAAGATACGAGAGGAGATTACCGAACTAGAGGATGCCGCACAACGCGGAAGTAAAATCGAGATGATACTGGAGGCAGCGGATCTCGCAAATTTTGCGCTAGGGTTTATTATTGCTGCCCTTAAACCTGCCGTGGGGGATACTACCAATGTTCGAGCGCCTGTATCGCGAGTTGTCCTTCGTTCCAAGGTGGTCGGTAGCCAGAACGATACGCCATCAAAGCGTAGCGGAGCATAGCTACTACGTCACGCTATATGCCGTCCAGACGGCGGACCTGATAAGGTGGAGAGGCCAGCGCGGAACATTGATGAAAGCGGCGCTGCTCCACGACTTGATTGAAAGCCTGGCGGGCGATACCCCCGGTCCGGCTAAGCGCGCCCTGTTTGAGAGTAAACCCGAAGCCGAGAGATCGGTCCTGTATGACCGTTTCGGTCACTGGGTAGATACTTCGCTTCATCCCCTCGGCACGAAGGAAATTATTAAGTTCGCGGACCTGATGGATGAAGCGATGTTCCTGGCCACCGAATATCAGCTCGGTAATAGGTCCCTCGGCAACCCCGATGACGGCTTCGTGGGGAACCCCCATGCCAAGACCGTAATATGGAGCACCCATACTCGGTTGCGCAGGGCATGGGATGCGCTATACCCGTTTACGCTACTAGCGAAGGAGGACCTGGAGGGCGTCTGGTCAGAAGCCATATTAAAGCAGATACATGGGGCATATTCCGAAGCCAGCTACGCCATCACCGATGGCGACACACAGTTAGCACAGCTCGCATGAAGTGGCATATCAAGGGAAATCCGTTTGACGTTCAGCGGACCGCCCTTGAGCGGTCCGAGGGGCGGGCAGCCTACGCGTGGTTCATGGAGCAGGGTCTGGGTAAGACCCCCGTAGCCTTGAACGCTTTTGAGGACCTGGCGCAACAGGGAAAGGTGACCGACATGGTGGTCATCGCTCCCAACAGCCTTAAGGGCAACTGGGAGGACGAGGCCAGGAAGTGGGAGTCTTCGGCGCGCATCCAGATATGGGACAGTCCGGCCAGATGGAACCAGAATAGCGGCGCGGATGTGCATATATTCAATTATGAATGTTGCTCCATGGCGGGTGGCGACGTAATTGAAAATCTGCTGGAGACCAGAAAGTGTCTACTGGTATTGGACGAGAGCCAGCGGATAAAGAACCCGAATAGCACGGTAACACGGCGTGTGCTTGGCCACTTTGCTAAGTATGCGAGATACCGCCGTGCGCTTTCCGGAACCCCGATGACCAACACCGTGTTAGATTTCTGGTCGCAGCTACGCTTCGCGGGTGCGCTGAGTGGCTCAAACCCTATAGTCTTTAAGAACCGATACGGGGTGTCGGTGGCCGGCTTCAAGGGCCACAAGAAACTGGTGGGCGTAAAGAACGAAGACGAACTACGCGACATCATAAACGGCGTAGCGTTCCGAGCACTCAAGATCGACTGGGCGAAGGATCTTCCTGATAAACTGTATCGCGAGCCAATGCGCTTGGAACTGCCTGGCGAGTTACGTGCCCACTATCAGACGATGCTTGAAATGTTCATCGTAATGTTAGACGACGACAGGGCTGTCCTCACCGACGCCGTGGCCGGACAGTATCTCAAGCTGCAACAGATTTCGTCTGGCTTCATATATGACGGCGACAACGTGCATACCCTGATGCCGATGCATCAATTGCCGAAATTCAAGGCGCTGATGGATGTTATCGAGGCAAATGGCAACAACAGCAAGACGTTAGTGTTTGCCCATTTCCGACCGACATGCCAGAAACTGCTCGCGGCGATTGAACAGGAGACCGGTGAGCCGCCTGCCTGGATCGTCGGCGGAATGCGGACCGAAGACGTGCGGGCACAGAAGGATGCGTTCAACTCCGACACGGGGCCGAGGGTAATGGTCCTGCAGCTTTCGGCGGGCAAAGAGGGGCACACCCTGTTGGGGGGACCCTCGGTCCCGTGCCACACTTCGTGCTACTTCGAGAACAGTTTTAACCTTGGGGACCGGCTGCAGTCCGAGGACCGTAATCACCGCTACGGACAGAAGAACCCGGTGCTTTACGTAGACTTTACGTCTAGCCCCGTGGAAACGCACGTTATACGGGCATATCAAAAAAAGAAGAAACTGGTAGAGTATCTGATCGACAATAAAGAGTATTTGACAAAAGGGGGTTAAACATGGTATCTTTTGGATCGTATCCAGGCAGACAGAGGACCCGTAAAATGAACATAACGTTGGATCAAATAGACCTGTTGGCGCGTTTCGTTATGTCCCTTAAGGACCACTACGGAGCAGTTGAAGTAAAGAATGACAAGGGTCACCGCCAGTTTATCAACCCCTGGAACCTGATGCCGGGTGACCCAGGGTATATATTCATATTGAAAGACAGTGGGCGGGTCAAATACGGCAAGGGAACAGGCGCGACGCAATCCACGTTCATGTCCGACCGTATGGTCCAGTCGATCGCGTCGCGCCGCCAGTTAAAGCCGAGCCAGTTTCGGGCACCGTCCGGCAGCCCCATCGCGGGGTCTTAACCAGTAAGTTCCTTCACCACCCACATCACAGATTCCTCAAGCGCCGTGAAGCCGAGGGAACGATAGCGTCCCGACTTCACGGCGTTAAATAGAGCCTCCATTTCCTCGGCTTTCGCCTTGATAGCGTCATGCAGCAAGATCTCCGACGCCGATAACTGCCGATACCGTTTACGGAAGCGGGAAGGTGCCGCCGACGCATCCAGGCGCGCGTCGGCGACACCGTTTTCATATATGTTATCACTCATGACTTATAGCCTACCACCGCGACGGGCACGGGAGCGGTCGTCGTGGCGGTGTCGGTCGTGGTGGTAGTGCTGGCCGTGGTGGTGGCCATACCAGCCCCGGATACCACCCCCGTGGCTGCCGACGTGGCCACTACGTGCGCCGCTGCCTGGAGTAGCTTTACCACGTCAGCCAGGGCGGGCGATACCAAGGGTGCCTCAGCCGCGACGATGCCTGCCGTGCCGTGCGTCCGACCGAGGGCGTATGCCTGGGCGATCTTTTCGACGTCGTTGATCACGGGCGGCACCAGGGGTGCTATGGTAGTGGCCTCGGGCCACATGATCAGCAGCACGGTTGGAACCATGGCCAGCAGGAACTCGTGTGGCGTGATGGCCCCTCCTGCCACGGCAGCCACCGCTGTTCCCAGACCGGCAATACCCTGCCCCGTGGTGGATTGGCCCAGCCACGTCTTCAAGAAAGAGATAACCTTATCCATAATGTTGCTCCTTGGCTGATGGTTATACGGGGAACGCTCGGTTAGCGAGCCAGCCGTATTCGAAGTCCTCGTCCTTGGGGTTCGCCTCGGCGATCTCCACGTAGTGGATCGCGGCGAACGCTCGGATAAGGGAAAGCATTACGCGCACGCCGTCCGCGCCACGGTGAGCCAGGTATGCGTTCAGCGAGGCGCGCGTCACGGTTCCGCACATTCCATCCACAGATATTGTCTTATACAGACTCCCTCGGTCACTGAGAACGTTCAGCCCGCGTTGTAGCCACAGGCCGGGCCAGTGCGTCCCGCAATTGATGCCAAGGTCGAGCATCGCGGAGCCGAGGGGACCGTTGATCTCCGCGATCTTGTCGAATCCGGGTTGTGTCCAGTTTTGTAGTTTATAGATGGTGATGGCCGTGCCCCTCGGCATGGCGTTCATGGGACCGACATAGCCGGACGCGCGGGCGATGGCAGCCGTCACCCCCCACATCGTCTCGCCGCCTGAGTCATTAGGGTCGTTACTATACGCGCCTTCTTCTCCGATCACCTTATCTATGTAGGCATTAAATAACTTGTCGGTATCTCCGGTGCCGCTCATTATCTTGTTCCCGTGAGAGTTATAGATAGGTCTTGCAGCGTCGCATCCTGGCTGGACTGGGCGTCGATTTCCAGAATGTCCCCCGCCGAAAAGGATATGGTTGTCCCACCCGCGCTCGTAAACGTGCCAGGGTTGGTAGTCGCCGATGTCAAGGTGCATGTTCCCACTGACGTCCCATTCTTATAAATGGTTGCCACGTAGTTTGAAGTCGGCGCCACTTTTGCCGCCATCAGTGAACCCGCAAAGTTTGCTGGGAAAACCACCGCGCGTGCCATGATGGCACGATAAAATACATAGTTCGTGCCACTCACAGCGGCGGGTGGAAACCCAGTATAACTCATGGGCACGTCGTAAGGATTACCCGCGCCCACTGGCAAAGTAGTCACGTTTATTCCAGCCGAGGGACTGCTCTGGCCCGCCGCGTTCACCGCGACGACGAAGTAAGTGTAGGCGGTGTTCGGAGCCGCCGTGGTGTCCACAAATGAACTGGACAACGAGTTGGCCTGGATCAGCGTAGCAGCACTGAACGGCTGACTGGCCCCTACGGCACGATAAATATCATAAGATGATATCGTGTAGTCACCCGCTGTCGGTGTGATAGACACGTTCGCCGAGGAGGCGCCTGCTGTCACTGTCGGTGAGGCCGGGGCCGAGGGGACAGCGGTAAGAAGCGCGCCGCTGTTGGCCGTGCTGGAAGTGTCCCAACTTGAAATATTGATGCCCGTGGTGGACACCGCGCGAACACGGACCTGATAGTTCGTGCCGGGCGTGGCGGGCGTAATGGCGTAACTGGTAGCGTTACCGGCCAGCGCGATGCTTGGTCCCCACGCGCTGCCGCCGTTGGTCGAGATCTGTAACTGGTAGCTGCCGAGGATCGGTCCGGTGCTCGCTGTCCACGACACGTTCATAGACATCAGCGTCGTGCCGTCCGCCTGGGTGGTGCGAGAGACCGACAATGTGGCACCGGTTGGAGGGGCGATGGCGTAGCCCGCCCCCGTGGTGGTGTAGGCGTAGGCGTCTACGTCGGCGATGTCTTGTATTTGAAGCTTGAACTGATTGAAACTCACGAACTTGAAGTAAAGTGTGGACCCGACATATGCCTGTGGCAGCGAATAAGTAAACGCAGAATTGGGGTTGATGCGTGAGAAGAAACCGCCAATCGAGTGACTGGCGGCGGTGGTCCCGTAGGCGCCGCGCTCAAGGTATGTCAGGTTAAACAGATATTCGCTGGCGCCTTGGGCCACGGCGCCATATGCCAACAGTTCGGTATCTACCAGACACAGTGTCCGTAACGCCGTGGCGTCCGCGTGGGTCGCCGTCGTGGGCATGACGGAGTTAGATTCTGTCAGGTCAACGGCAAGAGTGTTGGCGGTGTCTGGCTGCGAAGAGGGAGACGCCAGAGTGGCGGTAAGGACGCCCTGTATCGTAGCCGAATTAATCTGGCCGATGTTACTATACGTCGTGCCGCCATCGAACGATATGTAAACGTAGCACCCGCCCCAATATTGACCCCCGCTGCACCCGATCCAAACCTGCGGCGTGCCCCCCGTCAACGAAGCATTAGGCTCGAAGATCGCGGGCGTGTTGACATTGCCTGGTAGTGCGTTGGTGTTGATCGGAGCGGTAACGGTAGCCGTGGTGCCGGTGTAGGCGGTAACTTGCCCGATGCCGTTGGGAAATTCCTCGGCCGTAATAGCCAACATTCCCTTCTCGTCTTCATCCACAGCGGTAATGCGAACGGGAAACTGGCTAAGACCTATGTTCACGTCGGTTAGCGTAACAATGTCCCCCGGTTCGAGCAACACGTAGTTGTAGCCGAGGGTAAACTTATATGTGTTGCGGATATACACCGACCGCTTTCCTATCAGCGCGGCGCAGTAAGTTCCTATACTGGTATCACAGATCTCCGGCGCCGAGATGACCTGCGACTGTAGCTGGCCATAGGTATCGACCGACACCTGATCCATCCAGGTAATCGAAGTGTTGTTATAGGCGTTGGCGCGATCACAAATATCCAGCTGCACACAGTTATAGCCGTCCACCGGGTCGAGGCGCGTAACTTCGATCGGCCCCTGGCCAGTGGGGCTATCGTAGATAAAGTCGTCGTAAGTCAGATTGTAGACCGGCGACAAGTTGGGCGTATAGGTTACGTCGTTGTTGGTCAATGTCTGAGTGCCGAGGGGGACGAACTTAAGAAGGTTACCAGACCAGAATATCCACGTGTTGGTGACTTGTGCCCAGCGGGTCAGCGTGTTGTAAGCTTGCTCCTGCTCGTGTAGATAAGGAGAGAAGAATATGGTGTTGGCTTGGCAATAATCTTTCCACAGCGTCCAGGATGTGCTATCCACGTTTCCGGCCGGGAAGTTGGCCCCGTAATAGACGCTGGATAGGAAATCGAGCGTCGCGTCGGCCGGGTTAATGTCGTAAGTATTGCCATAGGGCATGGACCCTTCCAGGTTCCCGATAACTTCAAAGTTATGGGAGGGCAGATCGGGCGACGTGCCGAGGGTATAGTAGTTCGAGCACACATAGGCGGTGCCAGAATAGGGCAGCGCTTGAGACGGATAGTTGTCTTCCAGCCAGGACCACACGCCCTGGCCCTGGCTGCCCGCGAATAGCGTTAAACTTAAGTCGTCGAGGGAGGACAGCGACTGACCCGCCCAGACCCGATTAATTCCCTGTATACCCGTAAGGCTGCCCTCGCAGATAGCCAGGATCACTGCGCAAGTGTAGTCATACTGCCCGTCGCCCCCACCGCCGCCCTTACCGCCACTCTCACTGTCAGACTGCGCATTAAAGTCGTTATACCATATGATGTTACACGAGGCACGGAAACGGCCCCATCCGATTGGGATGGCCATTCCCTGAACAGATGTTTGAAGATTGATGCCTGTGTATTTAGTAGTGCTCTTCGATATTGAGCTACCGCCCATCATTGTGTGCGCTCCCTGATGTGCGCCCAGACATCAAAGAATTTCCTCGGACGCGGGGAGCCGTTCCGGTATCTCGCCAATCGCGACGACCATATCTCCTCGCGAGAGCATCTGCCGTTAAGAAATGCATGAATTATCTTGTCGTCGCCAATGTATATCCCACTATGAGAGAAGGTGCGGCCGAACTTAAACAGCACCAGGTCCCCCGGTCTGGGTGTATCTACTTCTTTGGCCGAGAGCGACATCTGCTCCAGATACCGCTCCTGGTCCTGGTGTAAATGCCACTGGGTAGGGTAGGGCCGAGGATCGAATGATCTGAACACGCCCGCATCCACCCACGCGCGCACCAGCAGCATGGCGCAGTCCACCCCTACGCCAGGTTGGTCCGCCTGTTCTCGGTAAGGTGTTCCCTTGAACCGCATCGCCTGCTCGATTACGGCGAGGCGCTGCTCCTTCTCCTTCTCCTCGGTAATGGGTAATACCATAGGGTTCAGCTCGGGAAATACAGCGGCCATCAGTATGCCGTCTCCGCTGGCGGAATATATGGAAACCCTCGGTAATGAGCCGTGTTCGAGAACACGTTACCACAGGTAGTCAGAGACCTGTCGCAACCGTAAGTAGCGGTAAAGGTATCGCCGACCGAGGGGGCCTCATATAGAGGATAGGCCAGATACATTTGCGAGTTGTTTGCGGCCTCAATGGTCCTGGATTGACCATTAGCCACGCCGCTAGTCATGGTGATGTAGCCTAACCGGAAATCGGACCCGTCAGTGGTGCGGTGTGTTCCCCATGTGATAAGTTGCGCGGTGGGTGCGACGCCGACCACCCCCTCGAAGGTATAGTCGGCCCGGTCCTTAGTGCAACCGGAGTCATATAGCGAGTGGATGCACGAGAGTTGGAACAGGTTTCTCGGCATGTATTGCTGCAGGCATACGTTTATTCCCTTAACGGTGATAGTCGCGCCAATCGCGCCGAGGGAGATGGTGCTGGTCTTACCCTGGAACAGTAAGACCTGGCCATACGACGTGTTGCCAAAAGTGGGCATGAACGCGCGGTATAGTGTGATCGTTGCGCCGTCGAGCAGACCGTTGTGGATCAATAGCTTAATGTTCTCACCGGAGTTGTAGTCGGTGCCGGTGGAGAGCATCTTTATCTCCATCTCTGGAACTTCAATGGTGTTCTTCACGGACCATTTAGTGCGTGTCAGCGCGGGACCCATGGCGACATATAGCGTGCCGCCAGCCGTGATCGACTGGTCACTACTGGTCCAGTTGTTCGTAGTCCCATTGGTCAAAGCAAACGAAAACAGGTCCGTCGTCCAGAACGGTTGACGACTGAGCAGAAACGCGATAAGACCAGAGGACGCGGGGCGCATTATTGCCTCTGCGAGATCAGGGTCACCGTCTTAAGTGACCATATCTGGTTGACAAACTTCTCGAACTCCAGGTTGTCGTCAGCGAACGTAACCCAGAAATAAAACGAAAACGTAATAGTAAGAACAGCCCCCTCGGCGGGCGCGGTGTTGAACCTGATTATCTGGTTACACGCTTGCGCAGTGAGGACCGTATATACCGAGGGGCTGACCAAAGTTCCGTTGTTATAGACATTTAGTGTATTGCTTGTATTAAGAACCCCCACAGGCTCGAACGGGTTAGTGTCATCGCCGTTGTAGTATCGACCGACCGTGAACTGGGTAGTCGTGCCGTCGCCCGTGCCGAGGGGGCCAGCCACGACGCTGTTGTCGTCGGGGTCCAGAAAGCAGAACGCGAGCAGACCACCCGCGACGTTAATGTAGAAACTTTGCAGCGTCTTGTAGTCGCTCGCGGTGGTGCCGTTAAGTTGAGCATCTGGGAGATACTCGTAAGTAAGCTCCCACTTCCATTTATTGACGCCCCAGTAACCGACACGGATGTCGCGCCCCGAAGCGGGCTTTCCGGTGCCCGTGCTCCACAATGGTGATTTCATCACGCTGAAACCGAGACCGACGAGGGTTGGATAGGTGGCCACGTCTATTTCCTTGTAGGGGATAACGGCGCACACAAAGAACTGCGAGACGCGAACAGGCGAAGGAGTGACATGGATGACACTCTCGATAACGAGTTGTGAGGCACGAACCGGAGGGGGTGTAATTGTGATGCAGGCTTCCACCATTTCCTGCGATACACGGACCGCGTTGGTGCCAATGTATGACGGCGCTTGAATAATGAGTTGGGAAACTCGGGCATACGTGACCATTTCATGACGCCAACTTATATCCGAAGGTGATGTTGTTCACGTCGGTCGTGGTCCAGGACGCGCTAGTGGCTGGGTTTACCGCAAACTTATCGGCGAAGAAATTGTAGTTAGTGTTCAGATTGTGTGCACTGCCCGTCGCCGTGGTGCCACTCATGACGACTTCTTGTTCAACGGTGCGCGCTCCAGCGTCCGTCATCTTATATCCGCCCATCACCCAAACCGAGATAACTTCTGCTGCCGACGAGATCAGAGAGTTCGCGTTAAACGTGTCAGTGTAGCCTACCGTTGTAGTCGTGTTGTAACTCGTATCTCCGTCGAACTCTGTTTCGCTTACTTCCTGCCAGTTGGCCCCCGTCAGTGGAGTCCACTGCACGGACGCGTTCTGGGTTGGAAACAGCGTGACCACTCGACAGTTGCCCATAAAACTGTTATTGGGATAAGTGCCAGGGTCGCTGGTCGTGCCGTCGTTACAGTAGAAATCGTCGATATACCATGGGGCGGCAGCGCCAAACCCAATGATACTGGCCGTGTTGTTAGCGTAAGGAGCTATGGTATTGATACCACTGATCGACACCGCCGTGAGTCCGTTTACCCGGAACTCCAGGTATCCCACGGTGGCCGAGAGGACACATCCTATCTCTACGAAATTCCACTCAAACACGTTTACACGGTTGGGCAGTGACTGGGCCAGGAGGACGTCAGACGCGGGAACAATGGTATTGGATCCTCGGCCCCGGTATAGCGACACGACGCCCGACACCGGGTCGGACAGAGCATATACTTGCACTATCTCCGTCTGAGCGTCGATAATGGCGATAGATACGTTGCCCCCGGCTGGATATGTGACCTGCATGGCACAACCCGCGTAGATCGACGTCATCAGCGTTCCGATAGTCGCTGTGGCCGTATATACGGCCATGCTCTGTAGATATAACGACCGGCCATAGCCCGGAGTGCCCCGCACGTTGGTAGACGGAACTACCTGAATGCCTGACGTAGCACCAGCAAACGTCCATGTCAGGTTACCCGCGCGTGAACACACATCCACGCCACCCGCAGTCGTGCCCGCATAGTTGTCGAAGCCGTCTACGGCCTGGTTAGCCATTAACTCAACCCTCGGCCGGGAAGCTTTATTGCCCCTTTTCGCCCAGTATCGTTCATATATGAATGAAAGCCCTTGTTAGCCGACGCCAGGGCCGAAGCCACATCCGACTTGGACAGCGAGGCGGTGCCATTAAAGTTTAGCGTAGGTGAATAGTGGTTTGCCATAGACGTGCTAGATGCCGAGCCGCCCATCAGTCCGCCACTTTGACGAAGCCCGTCCGCGAAATTTTGGGGAATGACCATCTCGCCCTTGTGGATCAGCGCGTGCATGTCCTGTGGCACGTCGTAAGCACCAACGTCCAGTTTAGCAAATGACATGATCGCAGCCATCGCGGCGGCGGCGGCGGCGGGCGCGATGAACGGACCGATATACGGGATCGAGGCCAGCGACGCGAACGCGCCTGCCGCGCCGACACCCGCCTGGGCGGTGATTTCGGTCTCCGTGGTGGCCGAAGTAGTGGCGATGGTGGACGCCGCTGTGCTCGCATTCGTCGCCTCCTGCATCGCGCCTGCCGCCTGGGTGGCTGCTTGCCGTGTGGCGTTACCAGTGGTCGAGATCGCGGTCTGCTGAGTCTCCTTCGCCGTCCACTGACTCAGCATCTGCTGGACCAGGGTGGAGAACCCGGAACTGGTGTTATTATTCTGAGCATTGCGAACAGCAGTCTGGACCTGAGAGGACTGAGTTTCGGAAATCTGAGTCACGATCCAGCGCGACAGCATCGTTTCAGTCATGTTGATGAAATCGCCCAGAACCGTCTGCACCATTTTCCTCTCGGCCTGCTGCCACGTCATCGTGCCCTGGATCAGGCCTGAAATAGTGGTAGAAGCGCGGTTGCCAATGTTGCTATAGGCGTCGGTGAAAGTAGCCACCATCGTCTGGGCCGCTTTCTGATCCGCCGAAGTTTCCTGGTTGTTAAGATTAGCTAGAGTTTTCGCCGTATCGGCCGACAGCTGCGCGCGCTGCTGTTCCGCCTGGCGCCACGCGTCGGTGCCCCTAGTAAGCGTTTTCTCCAAGTTGTCCAACAACGCGGCGTCGGAGTCCGCGTTTGACTGGACGAGGGACTTAAGCTGCTCGATTGCGTCATCCCTGGACATGCGGCCGAGATTAACTTCCTCCTGCATCTCTTTCGTCTTCGCTGCTAGTTGCGTCTCCTGCAACTTCTCCTGCGCCTTGATCTCTTCCTCGGTAGAGCGGATCATTGCAGCCGCGTGTTCCTGCGCCATAGCCTCCTTGACCTTCAGCTCCTTTTGATATTGCGCGGAGTCTTCACCGTATTTCGAGGCCAGGAAAGATAGTTGCTCGTCCTCAAGCCGCATCTGCTCGTCGTAGTTACCTTTCGCAGCCTGTTTCTTGGCCTCGAAGGTAGCCACTTCGGTTTGAACTTCAGCGTGGCCCCGCGCGGCACCTGTCGCCAGTGACTTTAAATCAGCCTGCTCCTTCCAGTTAAGATATTCCTCGTGAGCCTTCATCTGGTCCTTGCTACCGGCGACAGCCTGCGCCTCGGCCTGGTGCCAGTAGTTAGCCTCTTGCTCGGCGATCTGCTGGCGGGCTTGCTTGGCGTCGGTAGCCGCCCCCGCTATGCGGGTTTTCAACTCGTCCGCCCCCTCGGTCTCCTTTTCGAACCAAGTCGGCGGGTGGTTCGTGGCCGCAGACTTCTCAAGGTTGGACATCGCGTTGATGGCGTTCTGGGTGTCTTGGACACGCTGCTGATTTTGCTCGCGTGTGCGGGCAGTCTGCTCAATCTGCAACTGGTTAGATATCTGCGTAACATCAATGGGCATATCAGGGTTAATCAGGGGCACCGAGGTATTACGCTGTTGCTGTTCAGCTGCCTTGGCCGTAGTCGAGGCCACACGCTCATTGGCTGTGCTCAACTGCTGCATAAGGAACACGCGCCGCTGCGCGGTAGCGTTGTCACCCGTGATCGCGTTAAACCTTTCGATCGCCTGCGAACCGGCGTTGATGTTATTAAGGAACTCCGCGCCCTTTTCAGTAGGCGATTCAAACACTGACTTGATTTCTTGCGCCGCCTTGGGCATTGCCTGGCCTGTGGCGTCGGCGAAACTCTTTACTTGCTGCATCAAGCCCTGAATAACCGGAGCCGATGCACCCTGCATACGGGCGAAATCCGACGCCACCTGCCCAGCGATCTCGGCGGTGTAGCCCGGCATCGTCTTAAACTTATCGATAATCTGGTTAGTCGCCGCTTCATTGATTTGGGGGTTAAAGAATGCGGCAGCGCTGGCTGTATTCTCCTTTGCCAGATTGGCCTCATGTAGCGCAGCCACAAGGTGGTATGCTGCTATTGCCGCGAGGCCGAGAGCGCCGACCAGGGCCATGGTGCCCCCCGTGAGACCACCCATCCTCTCGGTCAGGACCATCAACGAACCAGGAATACGGCTGAACCGGCCAGACATAGCCTCGTGGCCGACGACCAGTAACTCGCGGTAGAAACCAGTCGTCGCGTGGGTAGCCGCACCCATCTGTCGGCCCGCGTTAGCCGCCTGCCCCGCCAGATTAGAGTTCGCCGCCGCCGCCTGGGCGGCCGACGCCCCCATCTGGTTGATAGCGGCACTGGCCTGCTGCGCCACCTGCGCCAGTTGACGTAACTGCTGGTCGATCTGGGAACTGGTCTGGGTAAAACTGGCCGTCGCGGCGGTCGTGGAGCTAATCGACGACTGGAAAGCCGTCATGCTCTGGATAGCCGCCTGTATCGCCGCCTGGAGCTGGGCAGCGTCGGCGGTAATAGAGACGTTTACGTTGCTGCCGCTGCCAGACATTTCAACCCCTTATAGTCATGCCAGGTTTAAGACCGAACGCAGCCCCAATATCGTTGGGATTAATCACCTGGCCTTTAGGTGGCGCGACGGGCAACCGGAGACCCTTGATGGGCGCATCAGGGTCCGGTGGTGGTTTATACTTTAAATACGACGCCGCCAACCAGTCTGTCTTCGGATGTTTTGCCCAAAATTTGCGCAGAAGTCTGAGCCGAGGGATGGTCATCGTGCGCTCCACCCGGTCCCAGGATCCGCCCTCAATACCGTGGGCCACTAACTCGGCGACGATGGACTGCCAGTCTCCGTCGAAGGACTGCCCACCGCCGCCGAAGCTTCCCCCGTATCGGTCGCGGCCCCCTGTGCCTTGAACCCGCTGATATTAAGTAGCTTCACGATACCGGGAGCGAGTGCCAGAGACTCGCTCCAGTGCAGCCTTTTACTTAGGTCCTCGGTTCCCACGTCGGGGTCGGTAAGTTGAACCCCCGCCGCGATGATCTCCAGGTAAGTCCTGGCCCGCTGAAAAGGACTGGGTGAGGGGTTAGACAGCGCCTCGATCGCTGCCCAGCATCTCTCAAGGGACCAGATGGGAAGGGGGCCGAGGGAATACGTCTTCCCCCCGATTACGAACTCCGCTTTATCGGTCATTTCATTACCCTGTTTCGTTTAACAAGGCGGATATGTGGTTATATCCGCTTAGGTGCTGGTGCTCAAGCTAAAGGTAGACCCCGCCGCGTTGGCGTAGGCCATGAAGTCGAACTCCTGGATCACGTAATCGTCGATCTTAGTCGGGAACGTTAGTTTACTGGCCACGCAACTATACAAAATCAACGTCGTCTGGTTGTTCCCATACTGCTGATTGAACGTTGCCTGGAACTTAGGCGTAGTGCCCATCAGCGGATTGCCGCCGAGGAACGTGAAGCCTGTCATTGAGTTGGTGTATAGGTAGTTGGCCAGGACCGCTGTATTCGCGTCTGCTGTGTTGAACGAATATACGCCGTTAACCTCAGTATACTGCCCTTGCAGCGGCGCGGATCCGGCGACATAAGTGAATGCGACGCCCGTGCTCGCATAGTAGATGCCCAGGTCGCCAGCGAACGTTGACTGATTGGCCACGGAGACATACGGGCCGAAATGAATGCTGTCTCCGGACGCTACTGTCGATACCACCGCCTGGGAGAGGACCACCGTGGTGCTCGTCTTCGACGCCACCGTGGTGCCTGCCGCGATCGCCCCCGTGGCGGTAGCGTCGGCCACCGACGCGCCTACCGTGACGCCCGCCGGAACGGACGCGAAGGTAAGAGTGGCGCCGCTGGTTGTCGATGCGCTGGTCGCCGCCGTGACCACCGCCGAGATGGTGTCCGCCTCGTTGTATACTGTGACGTTCGTGCCGACCGTCGAGCTACCGCCAAAGAACATGTTGGTCATAATCGAGGCGGAGATCTGGGCATACTTAGCCTTGCCCTGGATCTTTACCTTACCGCGCGCGGCGTCGAGCGCGTATTGGTTCTGGCCGTAAAGTTCCTTCAACTCGCCAGAAAAATCGACCGACACGTCTTGTAACGCACCGAAGCGAATGGGCGTGCCATTGGCGATGTCATTGCGGGTGGCGTATAGAACGCCCGAACCAAAACCAAACTGCATATTATGTAACCCCCTTCACGATCGCATCTCGGAGAGCGGGAAGCGCGCCGAGAAGGTGATTATATGCCAGCGTGCTCTGCGACACGGGCGAGTTCCTGATGTGGCCCTGGACCCACGCCATGATGATGTCATGGACAGCGGTATCGGAGACCGCGACGGGGGTTGCGGGAACCGTCGTCGGCGTCACCGTGGCTACAGTAACGGCCGGTGTCTCGACGTGCTCCTCGCCTATCCTCTCGCCCGCCACGATGGGTCCCACGTGGGCGATGTGCTCGACCACACCGGGTGCCGGATGCTCCGTCTGAGTGGTGCTCACCGTGGAACCTTCTGTATTCTCTGTCATTCTACCATGCTTTCTTGTTCAAGTCAAGGGAGAAGAATATTAATAGGAACTATAGCCATTCCCTCACCATCCAGATCGCCTGGCGTCTTGATGATCATGCCCTCGACCCAACAGCGATACACCAAACCGCCGAGGGTGAACACGTTACGGTATGGATCATCCGGAACCAACGTAGCTTCCAGGGCATCCACGGCGTTGTTTAACTGCGTGGAGGGAATATCCACATCACTGCCAGTAAACGTATATATTACAGCGCTAGCCTTCATCAGCAGTTTAGACTGTAGACCCTGCGGTGGCTGCTGAGTGCGCTGGTCGTGCGTCTCGATAAGGTATAGCGCGGGCTTCTGGTTGGATGGCACGTCGCCCCACAGTTTGATGCGTCGGCTAGCCGTAATAAAGAACGGCGTCGCGGTTCCGAGTTGAACAGCGGTGCATAACTTAGTAAACAACGCGTTTAACACGGTTTCACGCGCCAGGGTAGTCATGAGCGCTTGCCTGTCGCCTCGTTGATCGCGTCCGCGACCACGGTAGATATGAACTCTCGGTTCTCACTCAGGGTGTCACGAAGATAATAGTGGGGAGGTATCTTCGCTCCGGGCCAATTCTTTACCTGATAAGTAAAGATCTCTCGGCCCTGCCAGAAAAAATGCAGCACTCTGGCCTTATTCGCGGTAATAACACGGGGCGGCGTCTGGCCCCCGCGCTCCTGGATCGCGGCATAAGCCACGCCGCCTGAACCGAGGGTGAGTTCAATTTGCGCGCCATACTGCTCGACATAAGACATGATGCTATCGCGTAACTTGCCCGTCACTACGTTAAGCACCTGCCCGGAAAGTTTCTCGGACTGTGTGTAGTCAACGAGAAACTCGCCTAGTTCCTTCATCTTGGTCAACAAGATCGTCAACACGGTGTCATTCAGACCGGACAGTTTCAAGAGATACTCGGTATCCCCCACCATCTTGATTTGAAGCCTCATAACGGCACCGTGTTCATGTAGGGCTGGAGCAGGGCAGTGGTAAGTGCGTCCATGTCCTTCTGTGAATAGGTCATAGTCTCCTGACCACCGAGGGTCTTGGATACCAGGCCGATACGGTCCTTAGTGCGCCAGTTCCACGCAGCCAGTTGCACCACAGCCTGGGACAGCGCCTCAGGGGTGTAGCTATAGCTGATCTCTATGTTCTGACCCTCGTCGGCATTGGAGAAGTAATAGATACCGGACGCGGGATCCACGTAATACTGGCCCTGGGCGGGTGTGTTTGTGGAAACTGGCGTCAGCGCCGTGCCGTTGGCGTAGGTCACGCCATGGTCCACGTTCCACAGCCTTGCCGTGGTCACGGCGGGACTGGCCACACTCGGTATGGTCCAGGGTTCGTCGCTTATATAGTATCCCGCGTAATAGGATACCATCACGTTGAACGTGGGACCCTGCGGAAATATGTATCCATAAGTGTAGATCTGCTGATGACCGTAAGTATCGTCACCATTCCAGGGCTCCAGCACCCAGCCCTGGCCGAAGGGAGCACTGATCTGCTGTTGTATGGCGGACCCCTGAACCTGCAGCGAAGTGACCGACAACACCGGCCATTCGCGCAGCATCAGGGTCGGGCGACCCGTGCCGGACCGTATCTCGTTAACCAGTCTATAGGCAAGCGTCGGCCCCCGATCGAGCATGTCAAGCACCGAACGGGAAGCCGCTGTCAGCCAGGCTTGTAGCGAAGTGTCAGACGAGGCATCGGTGATGCCGAGCCAGGACTTAAGCGACGCGAGACTAGCTAAAGTGTTCTGGACGAGCAAGGATTACGCAACCTGGCCCGGAGCCGTCTTAGGGTCGAGACCCATGCCTGGCGTAGCCACTTTGGTATCGGAGCCGAGGGGCATGGTCGAAGTGGGTTGAGTGTTCTCCTCGGTAGGCTCGTCGTGTTTGTGGTTCTTGAGCGTCGCCGCGTAAGTAGCCTCCACCAGTTTCCGCAGCGCGCCGACCGTGACACCCTTGGGGATGCCGACGCCCTCGGACTTAAGATACTGCTTCATCTGTTGCTGCGTCATTGGGCGTGAGAAGTCCTCAGGCGATGGCGCGTCGGTGTCGTCGTCCTCCACCAGGTCTTCGTCCTTGGCGGCAGGCACCAGGGTCTTAGGCGTCTGACCCTGCTTAACAAAGCCATGGCTGCCGAGGAGAACCTTCGCGAGGGGGTCAGGGACGGTTACGAGACCTTCTTCCCCGATCTTATATTCCTCGCCCTGGTGAGAAACAGACGAAGCTCCGATAGGAGCCTGGAGAGTAGTAGCCACAGTATTATCCCTTTCTGTTTAACGCATCGTTGGCCCCGTCTCCGGAGCCAACTTCACATATGGGCTTAGTTGTTGCCGATGTTGGTGATGATGCCCATCGACGGCGGGAAGTAATGCTGCAAAACCTCGTCGGCGTAGACGCCATATTGATACTTGCGGGAGACGAGTGGCCACTCGATCTGGTAGTAGTCCTGGCGGGTCCGGATCTGCGCCACGTTCGACACGTTAGACAACGGGTATGGCAGCCGCTCCGTGTAGAACAAGATCGTGCCCGGCGGCATGTTGGGGTGGATCTTGACCGGAATGAGTTGCCCGCCCGCCATCGAGAAGCGGTTGAGATACTCCTTGATCATGACGCCGCCCGCGATCATGCCGTCTTTGACGTCCACGTTGAACCGCAAATTGGACGTCGCCGAACCGCCGACCAGGATCTTCTTGCTGATGTTCAGCGCTTCCTGGCTGTTGACGTAGATCACAGTCGGGGACAGACGGTAGACATCCCAGAAATGCTTCAACGCCACGTCAACTTCGACAATGCCACCTTCGTTGTCGGACGTTAGACCGGTGCCGGTTCCGGCGGTGCCCGTGGCCTGCGCGGAATAGTAACTGTTGCTGCCGGTCTTGACCACCTGCGTCAGCAGACCGTCAAACACCAAGGTGTTCGCCGAGTTATCATTGGTGCCGAGGGACGCCGCCGTCTGGGTGCCGGTCGCGGCGGCGGTGATGACGAGGGAGTTAATCGAAGTGATGGCACCCAGGAGTTCACTACCCGCCGCCCCCCAAAACCAAGCGTATCCGAGAGCGCCTGATGTGGTCGTGGTGGTCGCGGCGATGGAGCTGGTAGCGCCGCTCGTGGTAACGGTGGCGCTGGCAGAAAGTTTGCCGGTGCCGCCACCAAACGTATCGGACGAACCATCCGCGTTAGTGCGGACAATCTGGCCTTGCACACCGCCGGTCACGGAACCGTTGATGTAACCGTCCAGCGTAAGTGGAGCCACGATGACGGACCAGGTTTGAGCGGCGAGAGTGCCACCCGTGCTGCTGCCTGTCAGAGTGGGGGTGCCGCCCTGGCCGATCGAGACGCTGCTGCACCCGCCGAGGATAAGCAGCTCCTCGCCGATCATCGTGGCTTCGAGCAGGGTCTTCGCCGCAATGGCGCGAACATCATCGAAGCCCATGCCAGCATACTGCGCCTCGAAGTCCACGTTGTCTTCGAGACCGATGCCCTTATAGGCGGCGGTGTAGTCCTGCGTCGAGACCGCGATCACGCCGCCACGATTGCCGCCCGATACGCCGAGACGGACGCCCGACGTGTTGATGGCGGTGACCGCGCGCCAGTTGGCCTGGATGCCACCCTTACCGGAGACGCGCGGCATGGTGTTCCGCAGCGGCGTCAGGACGGGATATAGGAACTTGGCGCCAAGTTCCAGGTCGTAGAACGTCAGGCCAGACGTAGCCGTGCCGCTTTGCGAGAAGGTAGACTTCTGCAAAATGTCGCTCATACGCGGGTCGGCGATGGGCGATTCGTATGCCTTGCGGAAGGCGGTGAGGGTTTCGGCAATCTGGTTCGGGTTCACTTTATTTCTCCTATCGGTGAACCTGTTGTTCCTTGCTCAAGGGAGTTGAGAGCCGGTGCCGTCTCCGGTCCGCTTAGCTTTTAGTCCCACGATGGAAAATCTGCTGGCCACCCGCCGCGTGGGTAAGGCGAAGTGCCGCCGTGGCCAACAAGTCAGGTGAGAAGTGTTTCATGAGTTCGCTCGATGGGGTCGCCAGACCACCCGCCGCGCCTCCGTCCACAGTCTTATCCACCACCTGCAATTTGACCGGCTGGATTTGTGCCGGTTGTGCCTTGATGGCCTCGATGTCGGTGGCCATCTTGGTCAAAGCGCCGATCGCCTTATCGAGGCTCGCACGCAATTCCTGGTTCTCGGCCGAGAGGACTTCCATACCCTTAGCCAGCCGCCCCCCGTCGATCCCGGCTGCTTTGCCCGGCATCTCACCGCCATAACACTTGGCACCCATGGCCGAGCAGTGGTCGTGCATCTCCTGGATCTTGCCGACGTGTTCCTTCGGCATGGCTGCCTTGAGCAAGCCATAAGCCAACGGCGAACCCGCCGACTTCTCCAACGACAGCCCGCCAAGGTAATCAAAATATTTACGAAGCTGCGTGGCCGGGACCGAGGACGCCGCCATTTCCAACATTTCGGCAAACTCTTCGGTTTCGTCGATATCGAACAATTCGGACGTCTCCTCGTCCACCATGTTCTTCAACGTGCCCACAAGCGAGGCGATGTCGCCCTTAAGCTGCGCGGGAACCGGGCTGCCGTCCTTCTCCTGCACGGCCTCCATCTCGATAGAGGAGTGAAGCCAGTTTAATTCGTCGATAAGGCAGGCCAACCTTGATACAGTGTGCATGCCCTTCTGTAGCTGACCAGTGACGAAAGCCTTATCAGCGGCCGAGGGGGGATCCTTGCCGATCACCTTCTTCCACGCCGCGATGATTTTGCTCTTCACCGAAGACAATTGCTGCGCGGTATAGCCCGCGTGATTAGCGGGCTTGTTGATGTAGGACCACGCGGCGCGGACGTGCGCCTCGGTATCGATCGGATAGCGCTTCTTTTTATCCGCTTTGTAGCCAGGGTCCGCGTAGGTCGTGTTGCCATAGGGCTTCGATCCGTCGCCAGGGGCGTCGGCCGCTTTCTTCGCGTCCTTGTCTTGGAGAAACGCGGGAAGTTTCTTCTTCCCCTCCGCCGCCTTGGCGGCGTCCTCCATGTCCTTCTCTTCCTTCATCTTCTTGGCCTTAGCTTCGGCCTTACGCTTCTCCTCGGCATCTATCACCTTGGAGTCGTTGACATCCGCCTTGCTAAGTGCGGCGTTAACCTTCTCCAGCGCGGCGTCAAGCTGAGCCGAGGGAGTGTCCAGCTTCGCGTTGTGAGAGATCGCCGCAGCCTTCGAGACGTGGAATGAGCCATCCTTGGCCCGCCACCCCTGCGTCACTTCGTTACGCGGGTCTTCGTTCGTGGCCGACTTTCCCATTGTGGGTTGCGTCCCGGCATTGGACGGGCGTTTACCACCCTCCACCGGCATCGAGACGCCCTCACCTACTGCCGTGTCCTCGGCATAATCAGCCGGAACCTCCATTTCGGTGTCGTCGGCGTTGTTGGGCACGCCGCCAGGGTGCGGCGTGATTTTGGCCTCGCCGGATGGCGTCAGCGTTGACATGCCGCCCTTTGGGACCGTTACTACAGACGAGCCGCCTGGATTGGCCTCCGTCGCGCCCTCCAACCCGGCTTCCTTCTCCAGTTGCGCGCGAGCCTTGGCAATAAAATCGCCAAAACCCGTCGCGCCCGCTGCCTTGGCGAGAGACTGAGCACGCTCCGTTACCATGCTGTTGGTGATGGCCACCGTATTCTCCTCGGACATGTAGTGGGCGAAAGACCGCTCCTCGGCGGCGCCGTGCATCTTGACCATGGTGAAGTGCGCCCCCGGCATGGCCGGGTTGTCCACGAGACTTATCTCGCTCGGTTTGGCGGTATAAAACTTAGTGCCGCCTTGCGTCCAGCGCTTAACGTAGTCGCCACCGATCGAGAAACCCGTATAGACGCCTTCCTTTACCTTCTGCCATGCCCCGTCGTCCACCACCTTACCGCAGACTTCGATCGCCTTGCTATCGTCGTCATACTGAATATCGGTAAGACGCCCCGCCGCCGACTTTCCGTGCATCTCGCGCACGTTGCCCATCGACACGGGCAGCCCTACGGCTTTAGTGGCCTCCTGCGCCTCCTTGGACCATTCCTGGAAGTGCGGAACCGAAGTCTCGTAATGAAACGTCTCGCCCGTCTTGTCCGGCTGTTCCAGCGCGGCGGTCCCATAAACCAGACGCTGCTCCATGTCCACCTTAGTTAGGGGAACGAAGATCCGTTTCATAGTCACGGCGCCACCCGCAACTCGATGTGGCACCGACAGCGCGGGTGGCCTGGAGTCATGCGGTCGCCGCTGGTAAACGCGGAGTTCATCGCCACGAAACCGTCAAGTTCGTTCTGGGCACAGATCGCCGCGCACACGCGGTCGTCGCCCATCGTAACCCAACGCTTCAACGAAGTCATTCCCAACGCACCCAACAATTCCGCTCCAATCTCCAGTCCAGCAGAATTGGCTCTTAATACCTCGGCCCCCGCGATAAGCGCGGCCCTGGCTTCTCCAAATACTGCTGTCTCTATTCCAGCAGCCAGAGCCTCGGCTGTCAAGTTTTCCTGTATTCCCGACTCCAGGGCACGCTCCACCATGTTAACCGTGGTTTCAGCGATGTTCATCTCGGCCGAAAGATCAGGGGTCAGATTACCAAGATGGTCATAGTCAAGCCCAACTAGTTCAGCGGCGCGGGCTTTTGCCCAGGCCGTGGCCGAGAGGGCCACCTTCGCGATCAGGTCCATGGCGGCGTCGTAGCCAGACATGACGATATCCGCCGCATCTTGCGCAACAGCCCGCAGATAGCCCGCGATCCGGCCAGGCACATCCCGTAGACCAGATAAGTCCACCGACTCCGCGATCTTCCTGGCGATCGGGCCGTTAAACAGTGAAACTTTCCCTAGACGCCGCAACGACGCCTCGATGTGTTCTCGCGCCTTAGCGCCAATCGAGGACAGGATCTCGGTAAGAACATCCTTGATCTGCTCCGTGGCCTGAACAATTACTTTGCGGTCATTCGGCGCCGATAGAAGCCTCCGCTCGGTATACTTTCTCAACCCTTTCCCAAAAGGGATGTCGGCCAGTTTGCCTACCCCCGTCTTGGGTTTTTTAGCAGGCTCAGGGGGCGGGGTGGTGTCAGGGGGCTCCCGCGCGCCCTCTCGCGTGGTTCCCATGCCCTTTACGTCGTCGTTAACTTCTCCGGCGCCAGCGGCCCCGCCAGCGGCACCAAACTGATTAGTAGGGGCGATGGGAACCCAGCCGGTGGGCAGCAGGGCCAGATGCTGATCGCCGCCGTCAATGGCGTCCTCGCCCAACTTATCCAGAGCCTGGTTGATCGAGAATATCCCAGTTTTAACGTAGTCGGTGAGAACTTTTGCCTGGTCAGCCGCGTTGACGTCATCGGGTGTCTCGAACGCGAACTCGATGTCACGGCGGTTCCATTCGCGCCATATGATAAGGTTTATCAGCGAAGTAACCCAGCTCTGAATGGGGGCGAGACCCTCCTCCAGCGCCTGTTGCTTCTGACTCTCGGCCGTGGCCCGGTTAACCTGTTTAACAAAGGGCGTGGGCGAGATCGAAAACGCAAAGCATGCGATGCGCGTAACCCATTCGTCGGTCTCGTCAGTCAACGCGCCGCTCTTGGTCTCGTGAATATTCTTGGTCGTGCCACCGGGCACAAACCGCCCACGCCGCCGCGTGCCCGTCTGCCCCTGTAGTTGCTCGTCAAACCAAGTCTGGAACTCACGGATCTGGTTCATGGACCAGGTATCCGGAACCCCGATAAGGGCCTCGGGCATATTGCCCTCGGTATAATATTGCAGCAAGAACGTCTCTCGGCGTAGCGCGATCGTGATCGACATCACAATCTGCTCGACCGGACTATATCCCATCACCTTATGGGGCCGCACGTTTCTGGGCTTATAGATCATGTCCCGCGTGGTATAGTTCACGGCGGGAAGACCCTTTAAGATCTGCTGGTAAGCCGGAAGAGGATATTGCGGCGTCTTCCCCCAGTCATTAATTACGCGCTTGATGGCCCCGCCGTCGAGCACGTCGAGACCCATCATCGTGCCGCCCCGGTTGCGCCGCACAAACAGGGTCGGCGCGTCGATGACGAACAGGTCCTCCAGGATCTCACGCAGCCAGGTGTCCCAGAACTGTTCACCGTCCGGCATGGTAAAAAAGTCGCGTATCTCATTGATTACAGGGTCATCAGGCTTAACGCGCTTCCTGCCAGCGGCCGAGGGCCTCGGCTTAATGTTCCAATTGAGACGCACCATCTGGTCCTTGCGGGTCTCGATGATGGTCCGCAATACGTCCCAACTCTCGGCCAGAGCCCGTAGCTGCCAGAACTGTATCGGTTCGTATGGCCGAGGAGTGGTGTCTAGGTTGTAACCTGAGGGAAAGTCAAAGATACGCCCCGCCACTTCCGGTGGGGCGCTGGGAGACATGGGGTTGAGCGGACCGAACCAGTCAGCGGGCGTCCCGGTGACGATACCTGGAGAATATCCGCCAGGATAGGTATATCCGTAGCCCGAATACTGTAGCGAGTAGGGGTTGCCAGGGCCATTCGGGTCCATCACGGGCGATTTCGCCTGTGGGAGGGGGGTAACGCGGCCCTGAGTGGAGTCTACCATGCTAATTCACCAACATTATACCGCGCGCCTCCATGACAGTGCCGGGCGGTTGAATGGTGCCATCACCGGCCGTGCGGCCGAGAGCAACAGCGCATATGAGGGCGAAGTTGCTCATGGCACGACCATGACGCCATGCGCGCCACCCGTCAGCAACAACGCGGCCGGGGCGAACCAAGCGGCGCCGCCGAGGGGACGACCAACAGCAGCGCGGCAGCCAGGAAAAACCTATACATTTTGTCCCCACACCATCACGGCGTCTGTCCGGAGTATCATCTGATACAGGTCGTCCTCTCCCACTCGATCCAACATCCGGGCGCACTCGACGGCGGAATGCTTCGCCGCCGAGTAGTTCAGCAACAGCCTTATCCGTTCCGGAAGGCTGTCATGGGCCATCATCTCGGCCTCGCGCGGGTCAAGCCATAGCCCAGAACGGTGCCGGGTGGTCCCAGCCATGCTAGCCCAGGACGGTGCCGAAGACGTATATGTCCGCCGTCGCCGCCGCGCCCTGCGCGGTGGTCAGCGAAAAGTAGACCGAACCAGGCGGCGTGATGATCGGTCGCGCGGCGGCGAGGGTAAGTTCGATGGCGAGGGTCGCGGCGGTCAGACCGGAGTATGCCTGCGTGTTCGCCACCAGGGCCGTGCCGCCCTTGCTCGCCGCCGTATAGACGCCGCCCACGGCGGTAGTCAGCGAAACAGAGGCGTTGGTAACAACGATGCGGTCCACGTAAAGTTTGGTGTAGGCCGGATCGAGACCATACTCGCTCAGTGCGATGGCCTGATCGGTGGTCACGTTCATGTTGGCGCCGATCAGCTTGCCGAGGAAGTTCAGCGCCGTATCCGCCACCGTGACGATGCTGAAACCCGTGGCGAGCAGATCGCGGATATCGGCCTGCGCCACGCTCTGGACGATACCATCAGCGTCAATGGTATAACTGCTCCCATTGCGAGACTGGATCTGACTCAGCCCATAGCCAGGGGGGGCCGACATCGTAACCGTAAGTGCCATCAGCGTATTCCTTCCAAGGAATGGTTATGCGTTCATCCCCCAGCAAGAACGCTGCCTGCGGAAGACCATACTCAGAGTAACAGTATCACACCGTCGCGCCACCTGTCAATCAGGCTCGTGCGTTTTCACGTTCCCGAACGTTTTGGCCCGTGGTCCGTAGAGACTCCACAAGCCGCTCCAACTTCCCCTCCAGGTGGCTGAACTGTCCCTGGCGCAGTGTCTCAATCTTGTCCAACGCGCTAATTTGTCGTTGTTCGGTGGCGATAATTCCTTGCATGATGCGCGCCTCGAACGCCGCCAGGTCGGTTTTGCGCACCACTTCCAACGACAACGCGTTATGCTGATCACGCATTTTGTTTAACTCCAGGTCAAGCCGGGCGATCAGGATTGTCACCTGGTTGTTCATGTCGTGACGGGCCTTACCTTCATTAGCCGCGAACGTCCGCGCTATGTGATCCGCCTCGCGACGAACCCCAGCGATTTCCGCGTTGAAGTATTTAAACCCGCCAAACAATGCCGTGATCAGGGTCAACACTACCCCGATCAGGGCGATTATCTCGGCGTTTATGTCCATGTCTACCGCCATTCTAGTTAGCTCCAAGCCGGGTCGAGTTACTCGACCACGACAAATCCGTTTTGGAGAAAAACCCCAAGTTCTGACTCGGGTATATTAATTGTGCCGTCCCTACCCATGTCGTATTTCTTGCCATCACGGCCATACATCTGTGGGTAAGACGGAGACTGTGGGCGCATTCTCAGGGTCTTCCTGGACCCCTCGGCCTTGATGACCGTCTGAGTATTAAGCGTCCGGTAATATTCATATATGCCCTGACCGTCCTGGTCGCCGAGGATAAGTTCGGTCCATAGCCACACGTAGGCGTCCGCCCGGTCCGGTGAGTAGCCCGCCTTGGTCTTGTCAAAGCTTAACGTCAACGCGGTAAGTTGGTCCTCCAGGTGGCGGAACTCGCCGACGTGACGTATGCGGTCCTGCTCGCACAGCGAAGAGACCGGTTCGGCGCGCGCTATCTTACCACGCGACGCCCTCACGGCCTTGAACGGAATATTGGGATCGATACTGAAGATGGTGTTGCCCACCATCTCGCCGCCGTTATTCGCCTCGCCTATTATAATGTCGGCTTCCCACTTGTGAAACAGCCCTATAGCGCGCCTGCCCCACTCGTTCGGACTATAGCGTCCCGACGCGTCCTCCACGAGCCATCCCGTGCCGTCCTCGTCAATTCCGCCAACCATTATTCCGGTTTCGTCGGACCCCTCATTGTTCGACGCCGCCGGATCAATCGCGACCACGACGCGCACGAGTTCTGGCAGTTGCCGAGGATCCCGTCTGTTCCTGTCGAGCAGTTCTTGCTTCCACAGCGCCCCCTGGACGTCTTCGAGAATTTCGGCGTCCAGTTCCTGACGGCCTAGTCTCGTGCCCTCGTATTGGCTTATCAGGATACGAAAGTTCTTCGAGAGGTTGTTGAAGTTTTCCGCCGTTCTACCGCGAGTTACACGGACCCGTAACTCGGACAACCGCCGGTTGTTGTCGGTAATCTTGGAATTGGACAGGTCCACCAGGTTCCTGATCAACTGAATGGGCTTGGGGGTGGTGGTGAAGATGGCGTAGGACCAGTCGCCCAGGCGCAACCCAAACATCGCCTGGTCAAACATTGCCTGCGCGCCGCCCCTTACCAGGTCCCACGCGGCAAGTTCGTCCCCCCACAGGCGGTGACACTGCGGTCCGCGTGCCCGGTCCGGTGCCTCGGCCGAGAAACCCCTGATGATCGAGCCGTTAGTCAGGTAAATCTCGCCGAGGGACCGGTTGTATCCGTTCACGCTGATACACTCAGGAGGAATGATCTGAAGAAGGCCGGACTGCCCCTCGTAACACACTGACCGAAGATCCCCGTGAGTCGCCGCGACGACGTGGGTGATGGTGTCGGGGTGCTGCCACGTCTCCCAGGCGATGTGCTCACCGGCAAGGCGCGTCTTGCCGTTGCCCCGCCCAGCAAGGTAAAGCCACACGTCCCAGTCGCGGTCGGTGGGTGGTAACTGGTTGGGCCGGGCGTCAGCAATCCAGTCCCGGCGGTGGGCGAGCATCTTGATGCGGCCAGCCGATCCGGTGAGGGGTCTGTCATCGGGGGTGGCCATCTATATGATTATTCCGTAGTGTGCACGGTGACGTCGGGTTTATCGATCCTCGGCATCATGTGCATCGACTGGACGCAGAACTCACCCCATGACTTGTTGTCGTAGCTAATGGAATGTATGGCGATGTGACCCGAAGCCTTGATGTAGACCGGATAGCCCTGGCGTTCCTTGTGAATACCGTTAAGAGCCACTTTTAGTTGGTCTTTGACGACCGGGGGGACGTTCTCATACGCCGCGACGTGGTGTAGAGCAGAGTATACGTCGGGGGCCGTAAACTCGATGTAGTAACTCATTGGTGATTAGCCTTCTCAGTTGCAGCACGTTCCAGTTGCTCAGTGAGGCGGTCCAGCTCCTCCTGTAGCTGCGCGTCGGTGGCCTCGGCCTCCGGAGAGAACGTCCGAAGACCGTATGCCTGGCGCTCGATCTCAGTGGTGCGGACCATGACACGGGATAGTTTTTCGAGCAGGTCGGCGGGGGACTCTCTGGAGCCGCGACACGGGAGGACGTGACCCGTGAGCGGGTCGGGTAGTAACTTACCCGCGAGTTCGAGACCGAGGCGATCGACCAGGGTGGACGCGATATCACGGAGACGGGCGACGTCCTTCCGGTGAAGCGAGACCACCTGCGCGGCCGAGAGGACGGCCTGTTCCGAGGGGTCAAAGCTAAACAGGTGGACCGAGGAGAGAACCTTCTCTTCCGAGGGCGGTTTGCGCTTGTTCCAGCCTTTCTTGACGGCTAGAACACGAATACGTGATATGGAAGTTCCATACTTCGCGGCCAGAGCTTCCTCGGAAAGGATGCCTGCCTCGTATTCAGAACGAAGGGCGCGGAGACGGTCCTCGTCCATGGAATATAATTCTCCAAATGGTGGCCGAGGGGGATGATAACACACGGCCATCTATGAGGGAATAGTGGAAAGAATGCGGGGTTGTAGATGGGGGACGATTGACGGGGGTATGGGGGACGATTGACGGGGGTATGGGGGACGATTGACGGGGGTATGGGGGCTGTCAAAGCCCCCATTTATTGAGGGTTGCCGAGGGTTGCCGAGGGTTGCCGAGGGTTGCCGAGGGTGGACTTAACCACATTCGGGTAGTGAAAGACCACGGCGCAAGATCTCAAGACCCAGGCGGTAGGAGGCAAGGGGCATAATAAGATCGATAGCGCGGGCGTAAAGATCAAATAATTCTTTGTCGGTGTAGCCGAGGAGAGACATGGGGGTGGTGTCCTTTGTGGAGTTTTGACGAGAAAAATGTAACACGAGAGGAGAAGAAGGCAAAGGAGGATGCGAAACATGGGAGATATGCAAAAGATGAAAGGATATAGTATATATTCGACGGAGCGCGGGACTAATTAGGGGCTCGACGATTGCTGTTGGTTGTCAATATGTCACCCGGTATGGTTACCATGCGTTCCGCGCAACCCGTGCTCCGCGCAACCTCATCCTGTGTTCCTGTCATTGCATTCCGCGCAACCCTGCCCTGTTATTGCGTCCCGCGCAACCCCGCCATGCGTCCGACGCCTCCAACCCCAACCCCGCGCGCGTCCCGCGCAACCCCGCCATGCGTCCTGCGCAATGACAACCCCGCCCTGCGTTGGATGCAATGTTCCCCGCGCAACTCCCCTTTGCGTTCCGCGCAACCTGCGTTCCGCGCAGCTTTCCTTTGCGTCCGGCCCCCTTGCCGCGTTCTGCTCGGCCCTGCGCCCCGGACATTGCGTTCCGCGCAGATCGGCATTGTGCTGCGCGCGGGTGGCGCCGCGCCCCTTCCCGCGTGGTTTCCTGTCGTCGCTGGCGCTGTCTGCTTCCCGCGCAACCCAACATTGCGCACGGGACACTTGCGCACGGTACACTTGCGCGCGCCCCGCCCGCGCGGTATGCTTCTTTTTGCCGGCGGGGGGTGGTCCCCCGCCCCGCCCCGGAGATCCCCCATGCCCCGCACCCCCGCCGCCGCCGATGCCGCCGCCTTCGCCGCCTTCGCCGCCGCCGCCGATGCCGCCGATGCCGCCGCCGATGCCGCCCGCGCCGATGCCGCCGCCGATGCCGCCTTCGCCGCCGCCGCCGATGCCGCCTTCGCCCCCCGCGCCGATGCCGCCGCCGATGCCGCCTTCGCCGCCGCCGCCGAGGCCGCCTGCGCCGCCGCCTCCCGCGCCGCTGCCGCCGCCGCCGCCGGCGC